CAGATAAGGCAGTGGCGATCCGTAAGAGTCAACAGAGGGAACGATCTCGTCTCCTTTCTGAAATTGAAGCCGAGCAAAAAATCATTTCTAAACTCAATGAAGAGAGAGCGCCTATTGCAGCAGAAATTAGAAAGATAGAGGCTGAAGTAGGTCCAATCAAGTACATCGCACAGTTTGTTTATGGAGAAGCTAGCACAGAACTATTGGAGAAAGCAGTCACATGGGTCATCATTCTGATCATCATCGTGTTTGATCCTCTAGCCGTTCTGTTATTCATCGCAGCAAATCATTCCTTGGTCCAGTTGCGCCCTAAGATGATATCAACAAAATTAGAGATGGAATCTCTAGAGCCAGTTCCGATGACAAAGGATGAACTGACGAATGCGACAACCCTATACCACAGGGATCAAGACAGCATGTGACACTTGATAAATTTGTCGTGATGTTGTATAATGAACAAATCAAAATTATGGAGTTTATTCTATGAGCAATTTCTTTTCCAATCTAGTGGAGCAGTTGAAAGATGAAGATACCAAAATCCTTGCTGACGGTGGATCATCCGCTGAGTTTAGTGGTTGTATCGATACTGGGTCGTATGCTCTTAATGCTTTGCTTAGTGGCAGCATCTACGGTGGTGTACCCAATAATAAAGTAACAGCATTCGCGGGTGAGTCTGCAACGGGCAAGACATTCTTTGTTTTAGGTGTTGTCAAGCAATTCTTGGACGACAATCCTAAAGGCGGTGTGATCTACTTCGACACAGAAGCAGCAGTCACAAAGCAGATGATGGAGTCTAAAGGTATTGATCCTAAGCGTGTTGTCATCTCTGAACCAGACACGATTCAGAAGTTCAGGCACACTGCACTGAAGATCATCGACACATACACCTCACAGAAAGAAGCTGATCGTCAACCCATGATGATGGTTCTTGACTCTATGGGTCAGTTGTCTTCAACGAAAGAAATGGAAGACAGTTCTGAAGGTAAAGAGACTCGCGATATGACTAAATCGCAAACTCTGAAGGCTACATTCCGTGTTCTGAATCTGAAGCTAGCGAAGATCGGTGTTCCTCTTCTTGTTACTAATCACGTTTACGATGTTGTTGGTGCATACATTCCAACTAAAGAAATGTCTGGTGGTTCTGGGCTGAAGTACACCGCATCTACAATTGTCTATCTCAGCAAGAAGAAAGACAAAGACGGCACTGAAGTTGTTGGTAACATCATCAAGGCTAAACTCCAGAAGAGTCGATTCACCAAAGAGAATGCTTCAGTTGAGATCCGATTGACGTACAGCACTGGCTTGGATCGCTACTACGGTTTGCTTGAGATCGCAGAGAAGTATGAGATCATCAAGAAAGTCTCCACACGATATGAATTGCCAGATGGCACCAAGGTCTTCGGTAAGAACATCAACGAAGAGCCTGAGAAGTATTTCACTAAAGAAGTGCTAGACAAGATTGACGAAGCCTGCAAGAAAGAATTCTTGTATGGTCAAGGTGAAGCAAGTTCTGCAAACGAGGAGACTGAAAATGGAGATGAATGAAGACTACAGAATCACAGAAGACACATACACATATAAGGCAGAAGACGATCTCTTCGGTGTTGAACTTCTAACTGGTGACTTTGCTGGCATCAAATACACATATGGAACAATCAATGTATCAGATCAAGAGAACCCAGATGGAACATATTCAATCACCTTCAATTATGATGTGCGAGAAGGAAAAGTTGAAGACAGTGACACAGAAAAATTTGAAAAAGTCATAGGCAGTGTGTTAAACTCAGTCTTGTTGAACTCACTAGAGGAAGCACATCAGCGATATCAAAATGAAACTAGAAACACAGATTCTCAAGCATCTGATTGACAACGAGACTTATGCCCGAAAGACTCTTCCCTTTCTTAAAGCAGATTACTTCTCTGATCAAGCGGAGAAAGTCATCTTCGAAGAGATTCACAAGTATGTCACAGCATACAACAGCCTACCTACTGTATCGGCACTCAGGGTTGAACTTGAAGACAAGTCTAACCTCGTGGAAGCTACTTACAAGAAGACAGAACAAATTCTTGGAGAGATTCAAAGCGCAGACTGCGACACGAAGATCACGGAATGGCTTGTTGATTCTACTGAAAAGTTCTGTCAAGAAAAAGCAATCTATAATGGAATTATGCACAGCATCCAGATACTGGATAGCAAGGCAGGAGACTCAAAACTTGACAAGGGCGCCATACCGAGTATCCTTGCGGATGCGTTGTCAGTCTCGTTCGACAATCATGTCGGGCATGATTTCCTAGATGATGCTGAGTCTCGCTATGAATTCTATCACAAGGTAGAACAGCGCATTCCATTTGATCTTGAATACTTCAACAAGATCACAAAGGGTGGGCTGCCGAACAAGACACTGAACATCATTCTTGCTGGCACTGGCGTTGGCAAGTCCATGTTCATGTGTCACTGCGCAGCAGGCAATCTGACGATGGGCAAGAACGTTCTCTACATCACACTTGAGATGGCAGAAGAGCGTATTGCTGAACGTATTGATGCGAATCTTCTGAACACTGATCTAGACAAACTTGTCTCTATGCCCAAGGATGTCTATGTCAGCAAGATTGAGAAGTTGCGCAAGAAGACAATGGGTAAGTTGATCATCAAGGAATATCCTACTGCATCTGCTAATGTGACTCACTTCAAGCACCTGCTGAATGAGTTGAAGTTGAAGCGGCAGTTCATTCCAGATATCATCTACATCGACTATCTGAACATCTGCGCATCCTCGCGCATGAAGCAGGGTAACTCTGTCAATTCGTATACCTTCATCAAAGCAATTGCGGAAGAACTTCGCGGGCTTGCAGTTGAGATGAAAGTTCCTGTTGTCTCAGCCACACAGACAACGAGAAGTGGTTACGATAACACTGACGTTAGTCTTACAGATACATCAGAGTCTTTTGGTTTGCCAGCAACCGCAGACTTCATGTTTGCATTGATCTCATCGGATGAACTTGCAGACTTGAACCAGATCATGGTGAAGCAATTGAAGAATCGGTACTCAAGCCCAGACACAAACAAGCGGTTTGTTGTCGGAATTGACCGCGCAAAGATGAAACTTTACGATGTGGAGCAGTCAGCACAGAATCATATCCACGATAGTGGTCAATCTGACAATGATACTCCAGTCTTTGATAAGTCTGGATTTGGTCGCGGAATGAGGGCGGAGCGCAAGTTTGAGGGCTTCAAGGTGACCTAGGAGACTGCCTGGAACGGTCCAGGAGCGATTTTTCTGGCGGGTGGGTACTCAGATATCAACCTGGACCAAAAAATCGCTCCTGGACCGTTCTTTTTTGTTGTTTTTCTGCAACAAAGTCTACTATTTTAGTCAAGTATTCTATTGACTTCTGGCACCAGTATGGTATACTGTATTCATAGTAGATAGAAAGAGTGAGCGATGAGAAACATCAAAGAAATTCGTGCAGAAAGAGATCGACTCCGCGAAGAATACGAAGCACGGATCACTTTGCTTGAAGAAGAGATAAAAGCGGTTCGTGCGGCGCGTGGTTATGTGCCTAAGACTCCTGTGTACGAAGAATTCTACGAACAAGGGCGTTCGGCAGAGCGTACCCACGGTTGGAAGTGATTCAGCGAATCATGATGAAAAAGCAACGACAAATCAAGAAGAACCGTTTCGCAAAGATGCGGGAAATCATGGCTGAGTATGGCTTCCCTCTGCGTGTAGTCATGTGTGGCATGGTTGTCAACGGTCGGTTCTATCTGACTAACCGTACCAAGTAAGGAGCATCAAATGGCAGAAGTAAGGTTCACCGATCTCTATAAGGTTGTAGTCATCGAATACGAAGCCGGTTGGGGTCAGCGTGTAGATCCCAACGATACCAAACTGTTCACTACACTGGAAGAAGCACAAGCCTATAAGAAGCATTGGGAAACCGGCGGTTCTTACGAATGCTACTGGCGCGCTGAAATCACAAAAGTTGGTTGAGGTACACAAAATGAAAACTCAGGGTATGGTTCGTGGCTATTGTGTCCGCGGTAAAGATGATATGTTGGGCACTTTTTTCACCGGTTTAGAAAGAACTTCTACACAGGCACGTAAGACGTACTACCAAATGATGCAAAGTTGCGACTACACTAAGACTGAAAAAGAATCTCTTGTAGTTGTACGTATCCGCGAAATTTACGAAGAGGTGTAATGTGACATTACTCTACACCAGCACACGATCCAAAAAGCGCAACTCTAAGACTAAAAAAGAGATTGCGGAGTACGAAGCATGGCTATCTAGTGTCAACTCCATGTCATCTGGATTGTCTTCGCGCAAGTATGGTGGCTCAGTAGTCG